CGCCGGGAACGCCAGCGGAGTGACCGTCACGCTGCCCGCGGTGAGCAGGTCCCGCAGCAGCCGCATGAGGTACGGCCGCTGCTGCTCTGCCATGGCCTCGGCGCGGTCGTCGAGGAACGCCTCGTAGGCGTCCGGCCCGGCGGTCAGTGCCCGCTTGGCGGCCACCTGGTCCGGCTGCGGCGAGGGGTCGGCGTCGGGCGTGTGGATGTAGGTGATCTCGCACTTGCAGTTGGTCCCGCCCCGGCAGATCGTGGCGCTGGGCCCGAAACCGCCCATGCCCGGGTAGCCGGGGATCTCGCCGATCTCGTAGGTGGTGCCGTTGCGCGCCTTGCACAGGTCGCACGGCCGTGCCGAGGTGGCGTCCCAGCGGGCCGTCCACTTGCCGTCACCGGAGGCGACGGTGGTCAGGCCGCGACCCGCCTCGTAGCCGGACTTGACCGCCTCGGCGTACTGGAAGAAGCGGGAGTCGTAGGACGCGGGCGCGGCGGCGTACTTGCGCACCGGCTGCGCCTGGCCGAGGTCGCCCAGTGCGTGGCTGGCGCCCGCGCCGAGGCCCGAGCGGATGCCGGTGCGCAGCACCTGCACCGCGGCGTCGATGAACTCCGGCGCAGCCACCTCGCCGCCGCTGAGCCCGTCGGCGAGCCGCCGCAGGCCGTTGGCCACAGCGGCCCGTCCGGCGGCGGTGGCCTCCTCGCGCCGCTGCCGCAGGCCGATCCCCTTGACCGCGGTCCGCACCCGCTCGATGGACACAGTGGTGCCGTCGAGGGTGTCGAACAGGTCGTCCGGGATGTGCTCGACGGTCCAGCCGTCCAGCCCGCGGCCCTTGACGATGCGGCGCCGGAGTAGGTCCAGCTCCCGCAGGGCGGCGAACGTGTCGACCTTCTTCTCCACTGCCTTCGGGTCGCCCGCGGGAGTGGGCTTCGAGGCGGTGGCGGTGGTGGCGGCGTTGGCCTGTGCCCCGGCATGCGCCGGAGTGGGCGCGCGGCCCGCTGTGCCGCCCGCTGGAGCCGGTTTCGGCTTCGGGGGTGGCGTCGGACCACCGGCCGGAACGGCGCCGCCAGCGGGGCCCTGAGGGCCGCCGGGCGGCATCTGCTCGGGGTGGCCGACCGGCAGGCCGGTCTTCGGGTCGATCGAGCCGAAAGGGATCACGCCGGTCGCTGTGATGAGCACCGGGTCCGAGGTGGTCGGCAGGCCCCAGGGCTGCTTACCGTCCTCGACGCGGCCCTCGTCGATCGACATGAGACCGGTGGCGATCTTGGCCTTCTGGACGTTGACCTTCTTCTCTTCGTCCTCGCCCTGCTCCAGGCCCTCCCACCACCACTGCATGTCTTCCTGGCCGCAGACGCCCTGGATGACGTGGTTGAAGATGTCGGCGAACCATTCCAGCAGCGGGACGTTGCCCTTGCGCTCCTGGGTGGTCTGCGACGTCTTCGCCATCTGGTTGGCCGCGCCGGAGGACTGCGTGGAGGAAGTCCGCGGCGAGATGCCCAGCTCCATCGGCATGACGGAGAACGCCATGCAGACCTGGGTCATGATGATCTCGTCAAACGTCCCGGCCAGCTCGGCCGGACGCTGCGGGTCGGTGCGCGAGCCCTGCGGCAGCACGATGATCTTGTGCTTCCAGCCGGGATCGCCCGCCATGGCGTTGAGCGCGTCCTGAAGCTCACGCAGTTGGGACGGGGTGGCGTTCGGGTCACCGGCCGAGACGAACAGGCCGGGGATCGAGCCCTCGGAGAAGTAGTTGAGCTGGAACTGCTGGCGCTGGATGCCGGACAGGATGGGCACCAGGGCCCGCTCGATCGGCGCAAAGCCGTACGGGGTCCAGTTGCGCGGGGTGTTCGGCCGGTAGATGAGCTGATCGGCCTGGTACTCCCGGGTCAGTGCGTCACCCATCCCGGCGATGTCCTCGCCCGCGTGCATGGTGACGAGGTCGGACCGGGGCACGCCGTAGAGGTACTGCTGGAACCCGGGGTTGGGTGGCAACGGGGTGCCGCCGTGCACGTCGAGCAACGGGCGGATCGTCGAGCCGTCGATGGCGGCGAGCTGCGCCAGGTTCGAGCCCAGCACGCCCTTGCCCTTGGCCCGGGCGGGCCACAGGTAGAGCGACAGCGCATCGACGACCAGGACGTCTTCGAGCAGCACCGAGAACCAGTCCCGGAAGCTGAAGTACTGGTGGTCCGGGCGCTTCCAGAAGGTGACCATCTTGGCGCGCCGCTGGTCGAACTCCTTGCGCTTGGCGGCATCGCCACGCATGGCCTTCTCGGCCGCCTTGGTTGGCACCACGTCCCAGCCGAGGCCGAGCAGCTCATCCTTACGAAGCTGGATGCAGGCCCGGGCCACGCTGTACGTGTCGCCGATGGTCCGCAGGTTGGCGAACGACGCCAGCTTGAGGCCCTCGTCACCGGGCGTGCCGTGCGGGACGTTCCAGCCGGGCGTGTACTGCCAGCGGCGGGGATCGACTCGGTCCGTGTCCGGGTTGGGCTGGTCGATCGGCATCGGCTGCATGGGGCTGAGCGGGCCGAACGAGCCAGTCAGGAAGGTGGCTGGGTCGCGCGGCAGTGAGCCCGACGTCCACGCGGCGTAGCTCTGCACCAGCGGCGAGGTGGACGGTCCGGTGGCAGCGAACCCACCCATACCCGAGTCGGCAACGGTGGAGCGCTCGCGGCTGGCAGCAATCAGCGCCTTCGCCAAGGCTCGGGGATCGCGCGGCATCAGACCCCCTTAATCCTCGTTGAGCAGGTCTTCTTGCCAGATGATCTCGGTGTCGCTCCACTGGCCCTCGCGCCAGAACTCGACTGAGGCCAGCGCGCCGTTCGGGTGGAACTCCATGCGCTTCACGCGCGGACAGGCTCTGGTGTGCCGACCCCCGCAGTGCGAGCAGGCGGGCACCTTCCGCAGCGCCGCGGCCAGCTCGGCGGTGAGCTGCGTGTCGTCCTTGCCGCCGGTCAGCTCGGCGGTGGTGAGCTGCCGGGGGTAGACCAATGCCGTAGGCGGTTCCGGCTCCGGCTCAGGCGCGGCCGGTAGCGCCGGAACCGGTGGCAGCGTGTGGCGCAGGCGGCGCGCCCGGCGACGGCCGCGGGTCACGACCACTCCGGCGCGGTCGCCATGCCGGGCACTGGGCCCTGCACCTGCTCCTCCCCGCTGAAGCGGTAGACGCACCTCGCGCCGTCCCGGGGCGGGACGAACACGTAGCGAGACAGGGTGACCCAGCCCTTCGACTCCCGGGCCTCGGCGGTGGCAAAGTAGCGGGTCTGTGGCGTCTCATCGACGCGCACCTTGGCGCCATCCTGCGGGCCGTACTGGTGCACAGCAATCGCCAACGTCACTCCTCCTGGACCTGGGCCCGGTTGCAGTGCGGGCAGCGTAGCGGATGCAGGTCGATGAGGTAGGGCCGGTCGCAGTGGTCACAGCGAACCACGCGGTTGACTTCGAGCCAGCCCGCCGACTGCGGCCACAGGGCCATGCAGACGGCGTCGCCGTCGTCGGTCGAGCGGCCGATGCGCTTCTTGATGTCGTCCTTGGACTCCACCTGGATCTTGCCGCCGGACACCACTCGCCAGTGCGGGGCGGTGAGGTCGCCGGTGAGCAGGTCATCGGGCGGCAGGGCCACGTCGACACCGCTGGCCGGGTCGAGCATCTCCCGGACGTTCCACCAGGCGGCCGAGCGGCAGTTGGTGAAGCCCATCTCGCGCGAGCGGTCGCGGCGGCTCGTGCCCTCGCTGGCGTTGAAGCCCTCGACGGCCACGCGCTGCTCGCGCAGCCGATCGACTACGCCCGCGCCGATGCCGATCACGTCAACCACGGCCTGCATCTTCGGGTTGGCGTCCACGATGCCCTTGACCCGGCCGGTGGTCTGCATCGTGTCTTCCTTGCTGGTGTGGCGCAGCTCGGTGATGGTGGCGCCGTAGCGCAGCGCCAGCACCGTCTTGTCGGCGCCGGAGCGGGCCACGTCCACGCCAATCGTGCGCAGCCCCTCGGGCTCCGGCCGCCCGGCCGCCTCCCAGGCGCGCCAGCGCTCGTTGGCAGCCTCGACCCAGGACAGCGGGATGACGCCGTCTTCGTCCGAGCTGTGAAACTCGCCCTCGACGCGGTTGTAGTAGACGGCGGAGTCGCCCCACTGCTCGCGGCGCTTGCGGCACCACTCTTCAGTGATCCGCCCGGCGGCGATGGCCTCGTCCTTGGTGACATGCCGGGGCCACCAGTCGTCGAGACCGGGCGCGCGGCGGTGAATGTCGTAGAACCGGCCGTTAGGCTCGCCGGGCGTGCTCATGGCCAGCGCGAACGCCTCGTTGGACGAGTCGCCGCCCGCACCGGAGAACGCGCCCTCGGCAGCGTCGAACGTCTCTGCGCTGACCGCCTTGGACTCATCGAACACGTACATGATCGAATCGGCGTGCGCGCCCTCGATCAGCACGGCGTTGTCGGAGGCGACCGCGAACGCGCTGCCGTAGTGCAGCTTGATGTTGAGCGCCAGTAGCTCGGAGCGCTCGTCGAACGGCTCCCGGCCGACCACGCTCCAGCGGATCATCCGGGCCCACTTGTGGATCTCCGGCCAGAGGAACTGGATGAGCTGACGCCAGGCGCCCGCCGTGGTGACGATCTTCCAGTCCCGCCCGGCGGCGTCGCGGGTCAGCGCGAACCACAGGATGGCGATGGCTGTCATGCCGGTCTTACCGAGGCCGTGCGGCCCGCGCACCGACACCCGGCGCTTGACCGGGATGGCGGCCAGCACGTCCCGCTGGTAGGCGGTCAGGCCCCGGCCGTCCGGCCAGGCGATGCACTGGTCAGCGAAACCCACCGGGTCGTCGTACCAGCGGGCGGCGCCATCGGTGGAGCGGGTCGGGGTGGCTGGGTCGAGCTTGTCAGCCAGAGATGAGGCGAAGATGCCGAGCGACACCGCGACGCGCCTCCAGTTGCTCCTCTGGGCCCATGCCGGACTCGGCCATCCAGGCGGTCAGCGCCCGGGCCACCAGGTCGAGCTGCATCTCCGAGACCTTGGCCAGGCGCTCGTCGATGTTGAGCTTGGCGATGTCGACGAGCAGCCGCCCGAGCCGGTCGATCGCGCGCTCGAAGAGGATGATCTCGCCGCGGATGGCCTCGCCACCCTCGGTGCCGTAGCGCATCCGCTCCAGCTCGGCGACGTGCTGGGCGCACAGCTCCTTCCACGCCTGCGCCTCACCGGCCAGCTCCTGGAGCGCAGCGAGCGGGTTAGCGACCGGCGTGGAGACGAGCTGCCCGAGCTTCTGGCGGATCTTGTTGTCGGTGTTGCGGGTGGCGGCGGCGGCCAGCGCCTGCGGCGCCTTGCCTCCATGGGTGGCGCACACCTTCTGATCCGCCATGGGTGCCCGCTGACACTGCCCGCCCAACTGCATCTTGCTGTGCGCGTTGCACCTGGTGGGGTCGTGCACCACGCCGCACTTCGCGCAAACCTCATCGGTCATGCGTGCACCCACTGGATGAGCTGGCCCTCGGCGTCATGCCCGAGGTGCGGCGTCATGCTGTCCGGGGCCTGCGGGTGGACAGCCCGCAGGCAGGCGAGGTCGCCGTGACAGGTCCAGTCACAGACCCGGCCGCACGCCATGGCGGTACCAGCCTCGATGAGCGCCTGCTCGGCGGCGAGGACATCAGCCGGGCTCATGGGCACCTCCTAGAAGAACTGCGTGAACGCCGAGGCGCGTTTTGGATCGAACCCGCCCGGCCCCAGGCTGAAGTCGAAGTCTGACGGGTCGGCGCCGACGCCCACCGTGCCGGTCACGCCAACGAAGGTGGAGGCGCCGACGATCGTGATCCCCGTGGTGCCGTTCCAGCCCTGGGTGTGGATCAGCTCGGCCGGACTCAGGGCGGCCCAGGCCGTCAACAGGTTGGTCTTGAGGGTCTGCGCCTCGGACGGCGTGATCTGCCTGGTCCAGATGCCGAGCACGCTGTACAGGCCGTTGGCGTTGTTGATGGCCTGGCCGAAGCGGATCTGGTTGACCGTGAGGCCGTCGCCGATGTTCGTGCCGTCGGTACCGGTGGCCATCGTGCCGCTGCCGTCCGAGGCGTACGGCCAGACCTCGAATCGGACCGGCTGCCCAGCGCCTGCGGCCTTGGAGACCACAGTCACGTAGTACTGACCAAAGGTGATGGTGAGACCACCGTCGAAGCCGCCGAAGTCGCCCTCGGTGAAGACCTTCTTGGAGTCCCAGAAGGCGGTGCGCTGCCGGGTGCCGGTGTTGAGCAACGTGGCCAGGCCAGCGTTGTTGTTGCCCGCGCCGGGGCTGACCAGGGTGGCGATGGTGAACCCACTGGTGCCCGCGGCGCCCGCGCTGCCGCCGGTCAGCTCCAGGTAGTTGGCCCCGACGCCCATCGAGGCGGACATCAGTACCCCTTGACGAAGGCGATGACCAGCCACTTGGTGAGCGTGGCGTTGTACACGGCGCCGAGGAAGTCCCGCTTGCTGGCCGTGGTGGTCAATGTGACCGCGGTGATGTCGGTGCCGAGCGCGAACGCCGTGTCCAGCGTGATCGTCCGGCTGCCGGTGCCGTCCTGGATCAGCTCCCAGATGACCCGCTGCCCGTCGGTCGGGTTGCTCGGGTTGCCCAGCGTGCGGTTGCCGCCGAGCGTCACGCGGAAGTGGTTGCCCAGCGAGGCGTCGGTGGCGACCGTGGCCGCGTCGGTGAGCGCGACCGGCGGCAGGATCAGCCGGGGGGCGGTGGCGGTGCCGGTGAACGTCGGCGAGGCCAGCGGCGCGGCGGCGAGGTTGCCCCGCGCGGTCGTCGCGCTGGCCACATCGCTGAGGTTGTTCGCGGCCTGGAGCGCGCCGGTGATCCGGCTGTCGTTGCCCTGGGCGGCGGTGCCCGCGGCGGTGCCGTAGGACACGGTCAGAGTCCGGTCGGCGGAAAGATCACCACCGCCGGTGAGCCCGGTCCCCGCAGAGACCAGCCGGGTCGACGGCGGCACGCCGAGGTTGGTCCGGGCGGTTGCCGCGTTGACGAGGTCACTGAGGTTGGACGCCTTCTGGGCCGCGCCCGTGATCCGGCCGTCATCGCCAGCGGCCACCGTGCCCGCCGTGGTGCCGACGCCGAGGGTGGCCGCACCACCCAGGCCGAGGTTGGTCCGGGCGGTC